GTTGATGTAACGACCCGAGGCAACAACAGTGTCCTGTTGAACGTATGGATCGTAGGTCGAGCAGTTGATTGTTGTTACTATAGCCGGATCCTCTGTAGGTGCGCCATTGAGGTAGGAGCCGCCCCGTATCAGGCCCGATTCAAACAAAGGTATATAGTTGATCAACGGTTCATCAAGCATAGCAAACTTAGTACCAAGAATATATTCTGGCTGTAAATTCAAGAGTTTACTAACCATTGCAATCATTCTTTGCGTACTGTTCTGGAGAACACCTTCGTTATCCAACACACCTAGTTGACCACGACGTATTGCGTCAGTCATTAACATTACTAAAAGTTGAGGATCAAAATTTGCAATATCTTGTGGAAGATTTCTAGAACCAGTAACTTTTTGAGTGCCTACCCATTTTGCGCCTTGTTTTACAATGGCAAGCCGCTCCGCTGCTTTGCGTAGATTCTTATTTTCTTTATCAAATGCAGCATAAAATGTATCTAGATCATCACCAACTGGCTTATCACTGGGTTCCAATAGCCAAGACTTAACGTAATCGTGTTCTTTTAAATTTTCAACAACACAGTAACCACTTGTATTATTTGAGAAAGGATACACAATAACAAAACTATTTTTATCAATAACCTGTGTTATGGTGTACTGCCCAGATATAGCGCTTCCACTTGTGAATGTAAGTTGCACTTTTGTGTTTGCAAGCAGACCATGGTTCTCGGCCGTAATTGTAATGTTTACATTGGTTTGAACATATTTTGCATTGATTGCAATTGGCGAATTACCTTCATCGTGTTTTAAAGAAAATATTGCTGCGTATATATGTTTGCACCAACGGAGCTGATAGTACATTAAATTTGGAAATGAGGTATCTGTTTTATCTTTATAATCTGGTATTTTGTAGAAATTATTAATTGCTATATAACCAAGGTCCCCAAAAACGCCTACACTGTCCCGTTGGTTGGTAATGCTGCCATCTTTATTTAAGTACTGGCCGCCTTTTGTGGACGTAATTGGTGTTACAGGAAACCTGCGTTTCATTACTTCATCATAAAAATTGTACCCATCTCTTCTTGTGTAGTCCTGACAAGTGCATTGGTACCTAACTTCAGTTGTCAAAAATCTTCCGACCTCAAAACCACGCTGTGCTGGTACAACTGTTTCGGTTAAACTGTTTGCGGTCTGGGCGCCGTAGCTATCTGTTCGGTAAAAAACAATTTCATTTGTAGTAGCATCAACAGTTTTTACTGTATAACCAACATAATCGTCATATCTAAAGCCCATAATCAAGCGGTTGACAGTCAAGTTACCACTTGTTGAGCCGCTGTCTATTGTTGTTATTGTAAACTGCGTTGTTGAAGTTACGGTAATAATGTATTGACCAGAACTAATAAGACCACTGGAGACTGAAAGGTATACGGTATTACCAGTTGAAAGGCCATGCACAGATGAACAAGTAACAGTTAACAGCGAACCTGCCCTGCTATATGTTGATAAAATACCTGGATCTTTTTCAATGACTCTATCAACCAAACGCTCATCTGTTAAGAAACTTGATGACGTCGGAAGTGACCGTAATCGTACTCTGGTTTCAGTCCAGCGAATGTCGTCAAATGTGGTTGAAAGCCGTACTGTAACGTTTCCACCAGTGGACAAAGATGTTGCGGCTGTACATACAAATGAGTTTTGAGTTACCGATATGATTGGTAATGTTGCATTAACCCCTGCACCAGAGGTGAAGACAAGGTAAATACTCTCACCTACAAAAAAACCATGATTCTGTCTTACAACTGTAATAGTAGTTCCAGATTGAGAGTAAGTTGCATTTATAGCGTCCCCAAGATAACGAACAGCGAGTATTGGTAAACCAAAGTTATAAAAATTTAATGAGTTAGCGTCCCTAATACCGACCAATTGATTGCCAAGTTCTTGATTTGTTGTTGGAAAAGTAAAAACCCGTAATGGTATAAAGACCCCAGGAAACTGCTGGAATGAGCAGTACATTCTGTAATCACCGCGATTTGCACGTTCCTGCGCAAAAGAACCTAAGACACTCTGTGTAATTATGTATAGTTCGTAACCACGGCGCCACCTGGTCCAAAGGGAGTCGCGGTCATAAAAACGAATACGGCTTTTATATTTTGCGTCTTTTGGCGTAAATTTGAAAGGGTTTTCATCTGAAAGAAAATCCTGCAAATCTATTTTGCCAGGGTCTTTAAAACCATTAGTCAGGCCACCATCAAAATTTTTTAACGATGACCCGTTAAATCCGTTGGATCCAAAGGGCATTGTTATATTTAATAGTAACCAGCTTGCACGTTACAGTAGAAGCCGTTTGTCAAAGAGGTGGTTCCGCTAACAGAAACGTACAGAGCCTGACCACGTTGCAGCATCAGCCCGCGCATTTTGGGTGAGACAGTGCTATTAGTGCTGGTAAAGTTTGCACCGGCTTGGGGAACTGGATGGTTAATATAAGGCAGAACAAGATTCGTGGTAAGACTGTACTCAACATTTTCATAAGTTGCAGGAACACTGGCAACAAATAAAGGATAAAATTGATTTGTATTTGTAATCGTGCCAGAGCTTATGAGGTAGAAACCAAAATCAATTGGCTGATAAACACTAACGTTGCCACTGGTAGTAAGGGATCCTGCGCTTGTTACCGTGAATGTAGTTGGAGTTACGGCCGTAACTACTGCAACTTCATCGACTGCTGTACCACTGGTGTAATCTAGGCCAACCTTTTGACCAACGCGGAGGTTATGGTTGGCAAGAGTAACTACTACAGAAGTTGTACCACTTTGGGAATATGTACCGGCACCGGCTGATTGTGCGTCGATAAAAGTATTGCTATTTTTTGTGTAACGAAACCAAATCTCATCAATATATGCGCCACTGATTGAAGTATCTGTTTGTGCGGAATCACAGTCGAATACTTTTGTACAGTTACCAACAGCTGTTGGAATCAAACTTGTAGAAAACAGTTGACCAGACGCTACGGTGACAAGCGTGCTTAGGTTAGCAGGCCTGTCAATTAGCATAGGCTGCTTGTTTGAAGAGGATGAAGCCAAGGCTCTATTTGGTTACTGTTGTTTTAATTGTAGCGTAGTTGTATCGAACACCGCTGCGCTATTGACTGGGCAGGTTTTTTTCAAGTTTTTTGATCTGTTTTTGACGCTCTTTTTCTTTTAGCCACCGCTCAAAGAATTTAATCTCAGCGTCACTAAAAAACTCAGGCTGGTTTAGAGCGTTGAGGACCAGCTTCTTTGTTTTTTTCATGGCGGGCTTTGTTTTTCTCTTCTATTTTAGCGCGTGCTTTGCTTAGTGCTTCCTTGCGGCGCTCCTTATCACCTTCTTTTTTCTCTTCAGCTGTAGTCTCTTCGGACTCACTACCACCTTCTGCTTTCTTTTTGAAGTGTGCCAGCAGCTGGGTAGGCATGCGGTTTTTATCAGCCATTGTTACTGAGGAATCTCGGGGGTTCTAAGTTCCGCGCTTCCCACGTCAAAACGTTTGAAAGCGGAAGGAAGACCAGTGCCTTGTTTTACATCATAGTTTAAAGCGCCTAATACATCGCCGGCCATTCGTTGTTTTTTTTGATTGGCTTGCTGAGAAGAGGCAAATTTTTCGGCGTTTGTTTTTAATGGTTCGTCAAAAGGTAAAGAGTCTTGACGCACACCAAGTGTATAACTGAGGTCTGCTTGAGGTCTACTTGCTGGTCTTTCTTCCGGTCGTCTTCTCCAATCCTCGGTATGGTCAGCAAGTTTTTTTCTTACTGTACGTTGTCCATGTTTACTCATTGTTCTTTTCTCTTGCTTGCTAATTCTACGGCGCGTCGTGCTTTTTTTGCCCTTTCAGTATTAGGTACAAATTGTTTACCTTCTCTAGAACCGCGTTTTTTCTTGTCGTCTGTGCTTCTCCGTTCTTCTGGAGACAACTTGGCCCATGCTTTTTCTGGTAAATATCGTTCCGTACTTTTTTGACCGATCTCAATTGCTTTGTCTGTCGTCATTTGTTTTCATTTTCGTAGTTTTCGCGTGTCATCCACTTCTGCTCACCCCAACGTTTTAGGGATTTCTGTCCTTCTGTTTGGCCACCTTTATAGCCGCCTCCTCTTTCTTTGTATGCTCTTGCGAGCATCTGGGCTTTTCTGGCCGATAATTAGTTAGTTAGTTAGCCTTACGGCTACGACCATTCTCCTGGTTTGCCGCCCTTGCCTTCGCGCTTAATTTTATTTTTTAAACGATTACGCAAATCTGGATTAGTGTAGTTACCCTTGTCTTTAGCCATAGCTGCCTCGTTGCTTAAGGTAATTAACCGCATTGATTAATGTATCTATATTATCACCGAACAGTCCAAGTGCGCGATTACACTCTTTGCATAACAGGCCGCTGCTTCCCTCCTTTAGATCCGGCTTTTATTCGATTCTTAAGCCGCTCCCTGAGTTCAGGTTTTGTATACGCCATTTAAATCGTTTTGTTTTGAGTTATAGCTTAATCCAACTGGTGGAAGTGGGTCGCTATGAGAGCGGTCAACCTCCCTCATATATGCTGGGTTGTTCAGTTGGAACCGTGGCTCCTCAATACCATTGTAAGCTACTACGTATGGACAATGCATTATTTTCTCGGTTCGCTGCATGTTAAATGGATCACTAAAACCTGCAGTGGTTAACGTGCTGTCTCCATATAAATTACCGTAGGTAACGGGAAAGCTCGGTTCATAGCCGGGGATTTGAGCGAATCTCATTATTCAAAAGTAGATGATGTATTAAAGGCTTGTCTTAACGCTGCGATTGGATCAATTTGAGGCTGTGTATTACCGGTACTTGTTTTAGTAAAGTTTTTTGAAAGAAAATCAGTAAGGTAATCTTCACTGGTTTTTTGTTGATTGGGCATACCAGGAACAAGAACAATCGTGTTGCCTGTTCCTTGCGGTGTGGTTTGAGGTTGTGCTGCCTGCGCCGGAGTAGGTGATGGGGATTGGCCGGTGGAATAGCTAGTTGGAAGGGAGCTAGAAAGCGTACCTTCTGGGGTCGTATATCTACCAGTTGCAAGCCACTCTAACTGTTGCTCAGATAGAGGAACGTTTTTTGCTAACGCTAAATGCACATGTGTGTCATGGCCACGGTCACCAGGGCCAAGTGCTTCGGTAAAGGCACCTAACTTTTTAGCACGCCAAGACAGCTCCCCTGTGCGCTGTTTCCAGCTCTTAGAAGGACCTCCTTCGTAAGCTGGTGCCATGTCTGGTCTCCAGTCAGTAACATCAATTGCAGCGCCACCTGGGGCATTGTGGTAAGAATCTTTTGCGTGGACATTAGAAACCCCTCCAAAAAGAGGGTGTTCACTAATCTTTAATCCATATTTTTGAAGAAACTTACCTACATCAACAATAGATTTTTCTAACATAATAGTAGATCGCTTAATTAAATTCTAATTTAATTGTCAAAATAATTAACCTTAAAAGCATCGGTCAATAGTTTCACTGGATCAATTTGACTAGATTTAATAAGACCGGTCGAATCAACGGATTGTTTTTCTTTTATAAAATCATTAAGAAATTCAGTTGGTGATTTGTCTCCGGTGTAAACAATAAATGTATTACCTGTTTTAGAAGCCGCGTCTGGGGTTGGGGTTTTAGGCTGCGTAGCTTCTGTAGGTGGAATCGCGGCTACTTGTTGCAAAGTTGAGGCCGCTTTCTCTACTTGAGGTAAAAATTGTTTGTATGCACCAGAAGTATATACAGACCAAGGTGTGAATTTATTCCCAACTTCAGAATAAACTTTCTGTGCTGCAGCTAAATTAGTAGCAGGGTCAAAAAGTTGTTCATTTTTTTGTAAACCAAACTGCTTTAATCTGGTTGGTCCCATAGAACCAATCATGTTTATTTGGGCCAATCCGTAAGATTTGTCGCCAGTAACTGCATTTGGATTATATGCATCTGGTCTACCACTAGATTCACCAAGAATAATTGCAGCCATGGTCTTGGCTTCCTTATCCTTAAACCCTGCTTTTTGGGCCAATTGTAAAAGTTGACTTGCGTTTAAAGCTGCCATTTTATTGTTAACCTCTTTAGCGGAAACTATTTGAAAGCATGAGCCTAGTGCCAACAGCAACGTCAGCAGGGCCTGGAAGTGCTTGAATAAATTCAGCTCCTTCCCGATCAAATCGATACCTAGCCTGTTCAGGGTTTCGGTAATTTGGAACATAAAGATGTAAAGCTAATCGATCCGTCTCGTATATATAAATTGCTGTCCAAGTTTTAAGTGTTTCTTTAAAATCAGAAGTAGCAATTGTACGATCTACGTCGCCTGCAATACTTTCAATACGATTACGCGGAACAGTATTGTTGTTAACACTACCAGTCATATCGGTGCGTTTCTCTGCTTGATCGCACCTACCTACTTGTTCAACAATTTTTGAATACCAGAACGAATCTGGGATGTTGTTGACAGCTTCCTCAAGACGTGCCTGATCACCGGCAGGGATGCTTGTAGTGTTATATCCCAGGTGCCAGCGGACTTTTGATTTGAGGAAGCTATCGAGTTGCATTACTCAACGCGGATAAGATTTTCTTTGAAGATTTCGTCCCAGTCAACCCGTTTGATGGATTTAAGTTGATCTAGTTTAACGAACTTTTCACCGGTCATTGAAGATTGTAAATCTTTAATATCCCGTGCTGTTTTTAATCCTACTCCAGGTAATGCGTCAGCAATTTGTCTTGCACTTGCAGTGTTGATGTTAATTCTAACGTCAAGTGGAAATGTTTCTCGATTAGTTGCTTTTGCAGGTTTAACGCCTTCTTCTTCTAGCTGAGCAGTAAGACGTTCTTCTGTACGAATTTTTTCATTTGTAGCATCAAGATGTGGTACAAGATCCTCTTCTGCTACGTACCAAACTTCATCTTGTGAATCAACACACATGAGGATTCCTTCCCCATGTTTAGAGACAACTTCAAGCAGGGAGCCGGTGGGCTTGTATTGATACAGCATTTAAAAAATGAAATGACAGCTATCAATACAATACCCACCTTAACCCTTATTGGCCAGTATCAAATATCGTTGCCGCCCACCTGAGAAGCAAAGTCAATGAAACCTTGAATATCATTCCAAGAAACAGCAGCTGCTGGGCGCAGGTAATTAACCCGGCACAACAAGTAACCAGCCTTACCAGCATCAGAATCAGCTGCGCTGATAAAGACGCCAGCACCGTTAACAGTGGTTGCAGTAACACCAGTGGTGCTAAACACCTTGAAGGTCGTGTCTGCAGTCACCTTGTAGAACATAGAGTTCGCAAGGTCAGCAGCAACAATACCTGCAGTAGTAACGGTAGTAGGGAATGGAGCAATGCCCGCTGTACCACCACCTGTAACAGCAGCTGAACCCTGAGTAAATAGGTTAGAGGCAGCAGTTAAGTAAGAAGAAGCAGCAGCTAAACCGTTGGCCTGTGAACTAGGGATACCAAAAGGAACACCACTATTGTTAGGTCCAAGGAAGAGGAGATCGCTAGTTGTTCCGCCGATGTCTGCAGTTACAGGAGACGCGGGGAATCCAACTACACCACCGGAAGGAATGTCTTGTGCTACGGCTATAGAAGCGCCGTACACATAAGCTGGGCGCAAAGTAGAAGCATTAACAACCAATGAAGTACGGTTATCACGTACACGGTCATCAACACGACGATCTGGTGAAGGTACAGTAATGTCAAAGCTCTTGTAGCTTGCCCTGTCGGCAACTAAATTGCTAATCTTTACATAACCAACCAGCTCATACGCTTCAATACCTGGCCAACCATAAACACCTTCTACGTTGAATGAAGAAAGGCGATTGATTTGAGCGCCGGGCTGGAGAATGTTTCCAGCATTTGATTTGTAAGTTGCCATTTGTTAATACCTCTTATTCTCAAATAATGGTGAAAGCAGAGGTGATAAAGTCCTTGTTCAAATTAGCAAAACCAGCGTACAGTTGCCAGATCAAGATAATGAAACGGCTAAAGTCATCGTTGTTGTTAATAAGAACCTGGGCGTTAGGGCCACCGATACCAACGCCTACTGCCTGAGGACCAAAGAAAAGACCCGGAGGAGTGGTGTGGGTAATGGCACCGTTACCATCGCCAATATCACAAGTGATGGATTTTTCAGCAAAGTTGGTTGACTCAAAGAAGCGTACTCCTTCAAATACAAATCCGGTAGGCATCACGGGTTCGCCAGCAACAAACATTGCTTGGCCATATTGACCACCGCCATAGATTGCTTGGTTAGGGCCAGCAGCACCCATGAGGGGGTTGCCTTGACCCATGCCTGGGTAGCGGGCGATTTCACGGAAGCCTTGATCGGCACGCAGATCCTTCATGAAAGAAGGGTCAGCAATACAGCGATAGTAACCGTCTTGGAATACGGGAACGTTGCGCTTACGCAGTTGACGAACAACCTCTAGAAGGTCAGTCTTTACGTTAAACTTGTAACGTTCAGAAGCGTATTCGGTAGCACTATAAGAGCTAAGTACGGTAGAAGAAGACTTGGCTTTACCGTTAGGGTAGTAGTAACCACCTTGAGTGTCGCCAGAAGCACCACGGGATTCTGATTTCGCCATTTCGTCAAGGAACACACGGTCCCTCCAGCGACGATAATCATCCAAAAGTGTCAACGAACCAATGGACTGGTGGAACATATTAAGGTTCCCAGAGTCCAAAAGAAGACGCTGAGCGGTCATCAAGGTTTCCCTAGCAATCTTAAAAGTGCTGGGAAGGTTTGTATTATTAGGGTCGGCAGGACCAGTGTACTCACGCAAAGAAACAAGAACCTTGTCTTTTACGATTGCACGGCTGCTAGCAGTACCGATAGTTTGATCTTGGGTACGCTCGCGGCTGGTCTTTGTTCCAGGGTTGCCCCAGAAACGATAACGGTCCAGCTGCACGGTCTGTCCTGGCTGTTTAGTGAAGTCATGGACCACAACGGGCTCAGCCGCCATCTCCACGATATATGCTGGATGGGGGCGGTACAGCTCCGCGCCCAACAGCTTGGGAAAGTCGTTATCGATAAACATAGTGGTTACTCAGCGTAAGGATTAGCTGAAACCTGAGGTTAATTACCTCAAAGTATCTGGAACATTTGCTCCATTAATAAAATTATAGCAAAGACTTACTTACCTTGATTATTAACCCATTGGTCGAAATTGTGGATCAATTCCGTCGTAACCATCCACCATGTTTCCGTAGCGGTAAGATGTAGGCGCCATCGCCCCCATCATGTGATAAGGATTAGTTGTTGGTGGTTGTAAAGAAATTTGTTGTGCTTGTACTTCTGGATTAATAAAACCCTGTCCTTGTTGCTGAGACATGGCCATCATCTGCGCTGTAGCAGCCTGTTGCTGAGCAATTTGTTCTGGGGAGATTCTTTTTTGTGTGTTGTGTGACTTAGCTTTTGTTTTAGCTTTCTTAGCTTTGTTGTGGTCCATTAGCGGCGACCTTTTTGTTGTGGTTGTTGAATTACTTCCCCAAAAGGAAGCTGACCTGTTTGCGGCATATATGCTGACATATACTGCTGCTCAGATGCAGTTGCCTGATCTTGAATTACTTGTGAAGCACGCAAATTATGCGCACCCATTAATCCATGCATTGGTAATGGTGATCCAAAAGTATTTAAATTTAAATATCCGGCTTGTAGGTCCGATGGCATTACTACACTTTGAGAGTGGGGACTGCCAATTTTAATTGCTTCTCCCGCCATTCGATGTAATCCTTGCTCACGTTGGTGAGCAGATGCCAATGCACCGGTAACCGCACCAGCTCCAAATCCAATTAATGCAGCGGATCCAACAGGACCACCACTTGTTCCAATTGCAGCAATAAAATTAGCTGCGCGTTTTCCTACTTTTTCTGTTGCTTGAACACCACTTTTAACTGCTTCTCCAGCACTGGTAACAGCAGATTGTACGCTCTGTGGCACATTAAACATTTTATGCCTCTATATTTTAATAAAAAAGGGGTAGCACTTACTACCCCATATTCTAAACTTAATAGATCAAACTAATGATCACTCCATTACCAGAAGTTTCTGGCGGAATACATCAGGATTCTGTTGAGCTGCGTTTAAATAACGCCATGCATTAGCGGGGTCACGATCAGCCAAAGAACCAAAACTATTCCAGAAATCTGCTGGATTACCTTGTGTTTGCTGAGGCTGAGGGGGAACGGGCATATCAGGACGCTGATACTGAGAAGCAACGGCTGGGTTAACAAACTGTTGACCAACGGGCCTATTGTAAGAAACAGATTCATCGGGAACAGGATATGGCCCATTTTCACCGAAGAATTCGCAAGTATAATCAGCAAGTACATCGGGATCTGTAAGAATTGTCTCATAAGCTTTATGCTCAGCGGACAATTCTTTAAGAAGATTAACTGCTTGAATTAACTGGTTATTGGTAACAATAAGAGCGTCTTCAATTTTGCAAGAATAATCATTAAGGATTGCTGGACAATCAGCACCAAAATGATCAATTACACTAAGACTTGCTTCGCTTACTCCGTTTGCTTGGAGCTGGTCCCTGGTCAGTTCCTGAGAAGTTTGGGAATAACCGTTGGAGTAACCCTGGTTGCTGTTGATCCCAGGCGTATAAGTCTGCGTCCCCACGTTGTTGTACTGGGGAGCCACTTGGGAACTGTAGTTGGCCGGGGCGTACTGAGGACTCGTCTGAGACTGTTGACCCTGGAATGGGAATTGGACCGGCGAACTCAGGAGTCCTACCACCCGGTTGAATGCCTCCTTGTAAGGATTCTCCGACTGGGGCGACTGTGGGGACGCCTGGTAAGCTTGGGGGTACGACGCTGTAGGGCTGTATTGCGTTTGGGGGACGCCCATCTGGGCCTGCATTTGCGGTGCTGGGGCCGTTACCTGCTGGTAAGGCGCCACCCATTGGGACGTTGTTGAAACCGTCGGCGCGTAGGCTGCTGTTTGAGAAACTGGAGCCGCGTAGCTGATCGGTTGGGTCTGGGATACTTGGGGTGCCGATTGGGTCGGCATTGCGGTATCGGCCTGCATAGGTTACCTCTTTTTGTAGGCTTTCGAGAGTTCGGTAAAGGAACGGTGTAAGATCAAGACGTGGGTCTGCAGCCATCGGTATGTCCGGTTGCTGCGGATGCGGAGTCCTCATTTCCTGGTTAACCAGATCAATGAATGTAGACATCGCCCTCTGTACTTCACCCACCATGCGGAACGGGAAACCGGAGAGCATGCCTGCGATTTCGTCGTCCGTTTTTGAAGGGAACAAATACTTCAGTGCTTCAATGCTATCAACACCTAATTCTTGTAGGTTACGTGTAAAGATAGATTGGTTAAGTTTATCTTGAGCAGTGTCTTCGTAAACAGGCCCCATCCAACGCCAACAAACAGTTCTATCACCATCAGGAGCAAGGCCTAAAACCCCTGAAGGTATTGTTTTTGTTTGTATTGCATTATCAATTGCGGCTTGTAAACCCTGTTCATACTTATCTTTTGCTTTCTCATACTTTGCTTGAAGTTTTAAATCTGTTGAATCTTCAGGTGGATCTGGATATTTTAAACCGGAACTAAAAGCAAGTGTTTTTCTAAATATTTGCTCTTCCTGAAAAATCATTAGTTCAAAACACTTACAAATTCCATATGTATAAATTTGCAAACATTTCTTCTTAGCTGTAGCACTTACACGACCGTAGGCTGATTTAATCTCAGTTGCAGTTACATTTGTAATACTTAAATCATCGATCCCCCCAAGAGCTAAACGTATCTCGGATCGCAACTGCTCTGCATATCTTGATTGGTCGGTGCTTATTGCGTTGGGAGTAATAAAACCAACGCGGTCTGCAGGCTCAAGGTTTGCAATAACACGCGGCACCCGCATACCGGTACCTGGTTTTCCAATATATCCAGGGGTTTGTCTGGTTACATTGTCTTGACGATATGTAGAGCTTGAGAGTGGAAAGTCAGATTGAAAACCAGACTGGCTTGCAATGCTTGGCCTTTGAGAGAACTCTCCATCTTTTTGCTCAATAATATCCTGTTTTGGGCGAGAAGAAAGTAAAGTTGGATTACCAAAAAAAGAAAGATTAGCTCTAATATTTTTTACCATCTCGTCGTGAGCAATAATTTGATTACTTAACCACTCAAATTCGCCACTACCTTCAGTGCCAAAAGCATCTGGATTATTAAAAACCTCAACGCAAGGAATAAATTGCATTGTGTTCACAACTGTTTTTTTCCCTAATGTTGCAAACTCTAATGTTGAATCAAAATTTAATTCTTGTTCACTGTGATACTCTTCAATTTCAGTAGCAGTTATTCTTAATCTCATGTAACGTTTATCTGTTGATAAACCCACTCCGGAAAAACCGCGATTAGATTTTATTTTATAAGGATAAATAATTACTACTTCTTCTAGTTCGCCATCGGCATTATAGTATGAACGGTAAGCATCTTTATCAAACCAATATAAACGATAAGTTTTTTTGGTAGGTCTTATATAAAATAAACCTTTTCCAAATGAAAGGAACCGATCCCAAATCGAATCTAACCTTGCATCAAGTTTATTGAAACGGATTACTTGTTGAACAAAATCAAATCGCTGTGTACCAAAATTATCTTGGTCGGGATAAAATTCCACACCTTGACGTATCCCAAACATTTTCATTTGGGCAAGATGAGCATTCACCAACATGGTGTCTGCAGAACCACCTCCGTCTCGATTAACGACGGATTTGAGGATAGAATCTAACGCTGTCTTGCTATCGCTCATTTTTGAAAAATACCTGTTTCTCTATTATGCCTCAATTTCGTAACCAGCGTGCAATCTTTTGAATGTAATCACATCGTCCTCTACCTCGACATCAAATTGTTCCCCAGGGGTGAGGGACATGTCGTGACAAAGTTCGTCGGGAAGTGGGAGCAGGGCGGAGCCGTAAGCATCCTGTTCAAGCTCGATGACGTAATAGCCGGTAGACATCTTTGAGTGTTTGTATAAGTTTAAGTTGCGTCAATACTCTAGCTCTAGTTTTCCTCTGGTCATTAAACCATTACAAAGCCAAATTAAAGCATCAACACAATCATCGTGAGAACTGACACCGAAATTTACAATCTCATCGGTTAAGGCCATAAATTTTCGGTACCTGTTAAAGATTAGCTTACGTTGCTCAAATAAACCCATGATTCCCCTAAAACGAGCTACTTTATCTCCGCGAAATCCTTTAACAGGATGCCAATTAATGTTATACAGTCCATGATCCCCTTGACATATTCTTCTGAAATCGGCTTCTAAAGATGCTTGATAAGCTACGGCTTCAGACCATACATCAATAGTATTTCCAGTTGGATGATAATCTTTCCCGTCCTTGTGAACAATTCCCCACTCATACATCATTTCCATTAATGATTCTAATTTTTCTAGGTTACCCATAATCCTGATTCGTTTACAATCAATAATATGAATTTTGTCGCCAACCCTTCCGCCCATAACAAAAACAGTATAATCATTTCGTTCCCTCACCCCAGCAGATAAATCAACACCAATACCTAGAGCATCAAACTGAGTGGCGATTTGACCCTTAACAATTAAATCTGGAGATACTGATAGTTCACTTGTCTGTACAATTTGGTTTTGATACTGAAAACTAAAACTTATGGGAGCTTGACGACGACGATCCTGTAAATACTCAAGTGACCACATTTCTGGCCAATAAGAGACTTCTTCTCCTTGGTCATCTACTGTTATCGCGGATTGAACAATTTGAACCCAATCATTACCAGGTGTAAAAGTACTAGCATGAACATCGTCGTGCCGGAACCTAGTACCAAGGCAAATTGCACGCCCACCCTCAAACATTGTGGGAGTAATAACTGAGTTCCAGTTATCTTCCATTGCTACTCGTATATCTCTATTTTTAATATCGTCTGAGCTCTTAATTGGGTCATCTATTATACATAAATGGCTGCGTTTCGAGGTCACCGCACCTTTTAAACCGGCGCAGCAAAGAGTAAATTCTTCTTCACCGGTAGATTTAATGCCAGCAAACTTCCAATCGATACTCCAGTATTCATTGCTATTAATTCCTTTAGCAATTTTTACCATTGGAAATACTTCTTTATATGTTTTACTTTCCTCTATGATTCTTTTAATTGCAGCGCTCTTAGGCCTAGCTACGTCAACAGTATAAGAAATATAAAGAATTTTTAAAGGTTTTTTGTTTAAAGCATGTACACCTATTGTCCATGCTGTAAATAGACCTAAAATTGTGCTTTTTGCGCTGCCCCTTGGACCTAGTATATCTACATTTGGGCCAGCAATATTAATTAAACATTCTGAACTATTTCCAGTACATAAGTGCTGGTGCCAAAGAAGGTGGTGTGTTGCTGGTGGTTTGTCCCCAACTACCGTACAAAAATAAGCAAAATCTTTTCTCGCTAGTTCAATATCAATACTAGAACTTTTTTTTACTATTTGTTGTTTTGCTGCAGCACGTGCGGTCCTTCGGTAAACGGAATAAAGTGATGTGCCTGCCATGCCATCAGCTTAAGGCACTAAACTCTAAGATTCTTCTGCCAATATTTTTGTCCACACACCCATGGATGCTTCTTGAAGTGGTCCTTCAATGGGGTCGTCACGAAAGATTGACAGCATTTCCCGCAAGGCGCGGTCCGCACCAGCAAGAATCAATCCTTGTTTATCTGTTAAAACTTTTTCATCGTTTATTTGTTTTATTGAGCCACGTAATTCTTTTTGTAACATAGCAATTCTTGCTGTTCCCATATCTTGTTTAACCATTCCAAGATCAATTGCATCACGTAACTTTGAAATGTCTAACTGCATTAAGTCAACTTCTTCTTCTAATATGGCATTAAAATTTTTCTTTGAATGTGTTTTTTGCGCCCATTCATCACACTCAACTATGCTTCCGGTAAAACCTAGAAACCTTGCGTAGAGATACATTTGTATTGGTGATAACGTTTTCTTGCAAAACGCATGGAAAGATTCTCTTTCCTTTTCCGTTAACTCTTCAATCCAAGTAATCATGTTCGATACTGATTTTGAGCTTGTTCGTAATCTCTGTTTTCTGCATAACGTCTGAACATCTCTTTCTGTAAATCAGAAGCCCGTTGTTCGGTTGCTGATTTACCAATAGTTTCTCTTTCTTCCTCTCCTGCAGTTCTAATTCCTAAGCGTTGTTCTGTTCCGCTAGCTTGAACAGTAGAACGTGTTTCGCTACCAGTTTCTCTAATTGCGGAACGTTCTTCTGTTCCTTTAACTTTAGTTAAAGATTCTTCGCCAGCATAACGTTCTTTCTGTGTTGCACGTTCTTCTTTACCTGTTTCTTGAATACCTAAACGTTGTTGGGCACCTGTTTCTTGAATACCTAAACGTTGTTGAGTACCTGTTTCTTGAATACCCAGACGTTCTTCTTTACCTCTAGCACCTATTAAAACTTGTTCGCCAGCATAACGTTCTTTCTGTGTTAGGCGTTCTTGTTCACCTTTTGCACCTACTGTTGCACGTTCTTCTTCACCTTGTTTTCCTATTGTCATCCGCTGTTCACCAGCGGAAGCCTGCTCCCTTCTAATGTCTTGATTAGTAAAGAATTCGTTTTGACTGCGATCTAGTTCTGCGCCAAATTCTGCATTTGCACGTGCTTGTGCATTAGCAATCTCATCCAAACGTACCTGAGTCTCATAAGACTGTGAAGGTACATCAGTTGTTGTTGGTGGAGGAGGTGGCGGCGAGTAAATAACTCTTGGCGATGGCGGTGTTGGGGATCCCATGATTAAATTTTTATTAAAAAAAACTAATTTAATAAAAGGCTATTCAATCAACTTGAAAAGCTCTTTCCAGTATAACCAAGTTTTGCTGGTTGTTTTGCTGATGTATTTAATGATGATATCCCTAAATCCTCAAGGTATTTAGCTTGTGCTGCGTTGGTAAGTTGGTTTTGTTTGGCCGTCATAATATCTTGTACTGTAGTTGGCAGGCCCTGCTTATAAGCAGCCCAGTCCTTACTGGCACTTAAGGCACGTTGTGTTGCTTCATTGGCGGCAGCACTTAAAAAAGGATAAGTTTCTATTAACTGTTGTTGGGTTAAACGGCGTTGAAAATCTGCTGCCTCGTTTCTTTCAGCCCTATTGTAAGGCCCCATAATTTGTTGGTATTGGATAGCTGCCATCTGTGCTGGAGATAAGTCAGGTACTGCACTAAATGCAGAATTAACTTGTTGGTCTGTTGCAGCACCAAATGCTGGAGACTGGTAGCTTGCCGGGACAAACTCTGATAAAAGAGATTGGTAATCTGTTTTATCAGTTGCAAATCCAGGTACTGCTTCAACGGCTTTAGTATCTGCGTAATATGACTGTACCGGATCGTTTCGCCTTCCCGTTTTAAAATTCAATCCTAAAGAAGCAAATCTTGTGGGTGAATTTAAAAAATTAAATTGTGTATTAGCCATGATTACTGGTATTGATATTGAGAGGCTAATGAATTAGCAAGTGTATTTGCAGCGTTAATTCCTATGTTTTGTGCAGTTAGTTGACCACGTTCTATCATGTTGGCGGCAGTAGCAATATTTTGACGAATCTGTGCTGCAGCTAATAGACGTTCCATTTCATCTTTTTTAGCTTGAGTTAATTGAGGGTACATAGTATTATATAGTTTTTGTAAACCTTTCATCTGAACATCTTGATCTAGTTCCTCGGCGGTTCTGGCAGTCAATCCAGGTCCGTAATAAACATCGTATAAATTCATTGGTCGATTTTGATCTTGTATTCCTTCTGGTAATGCTGCAACATTAGGCATACCTGGTCCAGGTTGCATTCCTTTTACACCTGCAGTAACGGTACCGGCACCCTGTGTTCCAAGTTGTCCGATTGGGCCGGCAAGCGGGGCAAGCAAACTACCTGCGGCAAGCTGTGTGCCAATATTAGCTGCACCACCTAAAAAGCCTGGTGCCTTTGCTAGTAGCTCAGGAGATACTCCCTTATCAACTAAAGTTTGTCCAATTCCTCCAGGGGCAAGTGGCATTGCTAGCTTCTGTCCCGCAAAACGAGTAACTGCACCACCAGCAAGGCTACCTAAACCGCCCGTAGCACCACCTAGTAGGCCTCCAGTGGCTGCGCTTGTGAGTGTGCGTCCTAAGTCACCACCACTTCTTTGATAACCTTGAATACCGCCGAGAAGAGCACCGATTCCGGCGCTACCTAGCACTAGTGGCAACATAATCTAAATCCTTTTGATTACTATTTTAAATTAGGTAATTTCTAAACTATTAAGATTATTATGCAAATAAGCTGTCTGCAACGTTACCAACTTTTCCGCCAATCTTTTCTCCTAGTACCGCACCACCAGGGCCGCCTAAAACAAAACCAAGTCCCATACCAGCTAAAGAACCAATATTACCACCAACTCCTGGGCTACCTTGTTGTCCGGGTATAACAACAGGGCTGTGTGTTTGTGGGTAAACAACACCGAGGTTGTTTAAGATTTGTCCAGAACCGCCTGTAGAAGGTTGCCCACCATAAACCCCTCTTGGCTCATTTAATTGATTACTGTAACGATTCTTGTTTTGTTCTTTATTTAATAAATCCCATACCTCCCCAGCAAAACGTTTTTTAGGTTCCGCTACTCCAAATTTATTCCAATTTATAGGTTCTTGTTCGTAATCACTTGAATCATATTTTGGAACAATCCAACTATTCATTACGTCTTGATCTTGCGAACTCATGGAGCCGCCTGAATTTTTATAACTATCATAAAAAAACTTTGTTGGATTTAAATTATTTTCAGTGTTAAAACTGCCACTTGTACCTAAATTAAAACCGTAAGCCATGATTTATTTTACGTAGGGAATAAGTTGTTGCCAACTCTGAGCTTGGGGCAGACCTAAAGCACTGCTTGCTTGTTCGAGAGAGCCGTGCCTTTGCTTTAAATATTCTACAGGATTATCTTTTTTAATTTTATTCTCTGCTGCTTTTTGAAGTACTTTTTTTGTTGCTGCTCCAACTGCAGCAGCAGTTCCTAAACCAATAGCTGCAATTCCGGCTGTTGTAAGAGAAGATGGCCCATATGTACGTGCGGCTCCAGTTTCTACTTCTTTTGTAATTGGATTTGTTGTTGGTCCTGATCTAGATAAATCTATAGCAGAACGTGCATATTTTGTTTGAATTGGTAATGCCGAATAAGCTGCAGAGGCGGCTCCAAGTCCAGCTACCGTACCAAGTACACCGCTTAAAGTAACGGGCATTCCTTTAATTCTAATTTCAGGATCATTCAACCCTTTTGCACTACCGCGGACTAATCCCCCAATAGTAGTAAAAGATTGACCTTCCGGATCAATTCCAATTAACTTACCTGGTTCTGGTTTTGAATGCTCATATCGACGATATTGAGTATATGTAGAAGGGGCTACATCTGGACGTTCTTTTTTAAATTCTTGATAAGGAAGTATTTGACTTGTTTGCCCTAAGCCATATCGTAAAGCTATTTCTAGTGGTATTGATTGTGGAGTTCTGCCTGTAGGATCTTTTTCTTTTGAGACAGGTGCAACAGCCTTATATCCTTTAGGACGCATACCTTGAGAAAGAGGTCCTGTGCGTCCGCTAAGTCCAAGTAGAACAGCGGGAGTACCTATTGTAAGCACCGCTCCTGTAACAGGGTCCATTCCAGCCGCAGATGAAATTGCTTTTCCAACTTCACCTGCCATCCTTGGAATATTTGTATATTTCCAAATCTCTTTGCGAGACTGGTCTGTAAGAACGTCACCGACTGCAGAAGCTACAAAAACTTCTGGTGATGTTCCTAATTTGGATACATTTTTTACTGCAGGACCTGCAGCAGACCCATATCCATATTTACTTTTATAAACAATATGACGTAGTTCATCAGCGGCAGATTTTACAAATTGTTGAATATTTGCAAGACTGTTTGTTAAATAATTTTTATTAGGATCAAGATTCATTACCTTAGTAAGAAACGTTAGGTGTCAAGATATTGTAAATAGTTTGTAAATCTGCACTTGGATTTCTGTGTACAATTTCAGCAGGCGCACGATAATTTTTAGCTAGTGCTAAATTAATTTCATTGTTATATCTTTGTTGTTCTAACTCTGCATGCATTTGCTGCATCTGCATTAATTCGTGTGAATTAATTTGTTCTTGATTGTGTGCTTCAGGAATAATTGAATTTGTAATTGCGTGCGCTACTGGAGAAGCTACCAGCTGACTACCGGTTTGCGCTGCCCATTCTGGGACGCCGAGTGTCTGCATTCCTCCAGCTAAAGGAGCTGCTATTGCTGCGTGAACTCCAGTGTTAAGAAGTGATTGCGGAATATTATGTTGTGGACTTTTACCCATTAAACGTGGTACAACTTGTTGAGAAGCAGTATTAAGGGCGGTTTCAGCAAGGACGCGTTTTCCTATTCCTTTAATAGTATTTGGATCACTAAAAAAATTTTTTAATGCTGTACCAGCTAAACGTATTGGTTCTGAGTAATTCATGAGGTTGCAATTCCTCCTGTACCTGGAAATTTACCTGATACTACATTACTATCCCTCAAGCCTTCCATTGGCTTTTTAGTTCTAAATTGATCTACAGAAGAGGCGGTTATTGCGCGATCTTCTTCAATTAAACCTCTAGCAATTCCCGTTGAATACTTAGTTATAAAGTCGTTAGCTAATGTTTGATCATTAAGATTGGCAAAATAAGGAGTACCATCTGCTTCATCATATTTTTGTTGCGATAAATCTGCAGTTGCACCAGAAAAGATTCCTTGTGAATAAAAAGTTTTGCTATCGGGATTTAATTTATATCTAGAAATAAAATCATTTTTAAATGAATTTGGATCTGATGCAGATTTTGGGTTTGGACCTAAAATTCCTACATCAGGAGATTTACCTGCTCGCCTAGCTTGATCTGCAGGGCCAGTGTAATCTTGACTATATGGGGCTTGCATTTTACTATTTATTTTTAGATTGTTTATGTTTACGTAATTTACTTAAAGTTTTTGCTAAGTTAGCTTGCTTGACCGTTGTTTTATCATATTCATCTGGATTTGCTGTTACTTTTGCGGCAAATTCTTTAACAGACATACCGCGTTCTTCGGCTTTTTTTGTAAAAGCACCTGGATGCTTAATTGCGCCTTGAATCCAATTTTTATCTTTAGTCATTATTGGAATGAAAGAAGTTTACGTGCGTAATCAAGTCCGGATGATTTAGAACTTAGTCCATTAACTACTTCAGTAATTTGTTTTGCTGCCAGTACTTGAGGTAATTCATATAAAGATTTAGAATACTGACGAACTTTGTCAGCGGCTTTCTGTGGTAACCAACGCTCGGCAATGATAATTGAAAGTTTTTTAACTTCTTTATCTGTTAATTCACCATCAGCAACTGCCTCTATTGCCAGCCCTATTGCTTTGTCAATATCTGATCCATACCACCTAGACAGGTTTTTATCTAGAATCGGATCGATAACGTCGTATGCTTTTTTGATTATAGGGCCATACTTAAGAAGATAAGAAACGGTTTTAATTTTATTAAGTTTAGAAACTGCGTATGTAATGCCTGCGCCAACTAGGATGAAACACCCTGGGATAAGAATTGGTTCTAGGAAAGTCATGTTAAGACCCGATTTTTTCTTATTCTAGCTTAATATGGGTTTAGTTTAGTACCTAACCCAAGTCCTTTCATGACTTGAGAAACCGATTCAGCTGGTGGTCCCGGGATTGATACCGGGACTTGACTGGTGTCTGACCTAATAATACCTCTGGAACGAGAACGTCCGGCAAGTTTCCCAAAGTTTTCAAGTCCTATTTGAGCTGTAGAGGTGTTCCTTGCAACACCCATCAAAGTATTTAATGCTCCTTGAGACAGGTATGGGTCACTGGCGGCAGTTAATTTAATACCGGATTGCTGTAAAACATCATTGAATTTTGCGGCCATCATTGGATATGCGGATTCACTTATACCTTTTGTATTTATAAACTTAGTAGCAGCATCAATAAATGCCGGATTTGTGTTTTCTATAACTTGACCAGAGTTTGTAATAACATCAGGATTGGGTAACTCAATACCATGATGTACTGCATGTTGTTGTACAACGTCTGCAAAAACTTTATGTGCTTGTGCGCCAATGCGTTTTTTAAATTCGTTAGTGGTCATTGGTATTATCCCGTTTTCTGTTTTTAAATGTAATACTTGACTTGAGCTTTGTGGACTAAGTAAAGCATTAAACATTTGCACTTTTTGAGGACTTGTAGCAGATTTATATGTAGCTGCTGCTATTTCAGGATTTACGTCAGTTGTTTGTCCAGTAAAGCCTGCATACTCAATTCTTCCTTCAGCAAGAGCTTCTTTATCTAATGCGCTTACATTACGCATAGTTCTACCACCAGCAGTTGAAATTACTGCATTAGGATCTGTTATTTCTTGGCTTACTCCAGGTACATAATCACCTTTGAGTGTTGCGCGGGAAGCGCTTTGACGGCCTTGTTTTGTTAAACCGGCTACGTTTTCTTCTGTAAACCGCTCAAGAAAATCTTTTGCAACAGCTCCTTTTATTTCACCTGTTCCTACTTGCATAGTGCGTCCGGTTTGAATTTGACCAGGATCAAATGTTTGAGAACCGATTGCAAGATAATCTTTTGGTGTAAAAGCTTTCTGCATTGCAGATGATAGCTCACCACCACGAAGAACGGCTTGTGCATTTTCTGGTGTAATACGTTCTCCGGTTTTAGCGTAAACTTCTGCTACAAGGTTTGCAGTTTCTATTTCTTCAGGAGAAGTTGTACGTACTGGACGTGGGCCACGTGCATACCATGGGTCAGAAACTTTTCCTTTTATTGTTTGCAGGGGAATATTAAAAGATTCTGTAGATTTACTAGCGGGTGTATATTCTCCGGTCCATGGGTCTGCGCTTTTTGTTAACCCAGATACAAATAGATCTACTTCATTTGTTAAAGATGGATTTAAAGATGATGTCTGTTGTGATGTAGTTGCTGGCATTGTTTCCGGTAACTCAACACTTGATAAAGATCTGATTCGTTCTGATAAACTCTGTTGTTCAAGTCCCGGTAAATTTGGTAATGGAGGATCAGTAGTTTCTACGCCATACTTTATGTCAGAAAATGACATACCTGATTTTAATTTACGTGCAATATTTGCAAGACGTAATGCTGCTTCTTTTCTTTGATTTAATGAAACAATGTCTTCTGTTTGACTCGGTGAAAATGTTTGGCTTGATGTAATTACTTCACTCTCTGTAACTGGTTTAATATTTAAAAGTTCACGTTCTGTTGAACCAACAGGTGAATTTTTTGCAATTTGTATTTCTTGTGTAGCTACCGGAACATCAGCTTGGTTATAACGTTGTGCTGTTGTTGGAGGTGTTACATCACCAGAATTACGTATTACATCTGGATAAACGCCACGATCTACCCCTAATCCCCCTAAGAAATTAGAAACACGGTTATTAATATTTTGAACGTTTTGTTTAACTGTTGTTGCAGCATTTTGAATTGTTTGCCTACCCTCTGGCGTAGCTGCTAGAGCAACTCCACCTGCAACAAGTCCGGCGCCAAGGGCTGCACGACCAATATTACGTACTAAATTGTATTGTTTAGATGTATCTTCCATGCGTTCTGCTTCTTGATTGGCAGTATGTTCTCCAGTAAGTGTTGAATCATAGGTGCCTACGATTTTAGAAACGTTATTATCTGGTGTAACGGGAGAACCAAATACACTATTTGCGTTTAAATATTGAGCAGAAACTGGTTGATTATATATAGCATTTGATCCAGGTTGTTCTAGAACCCTATTTATCCCTGATTTACCAAAATTACGCACAAAATTATGTACCTGGGGTGCTAAAGCCATGCGTTCACTTACTGTTTCAGGGTAATTATTACCTGTAACCGATGCCCATAAGGCAAAATCTTGCGGTGATACGGGCATTTTATGGAATTCTTCAATATTATTTGATTTTAAACGCTATAAATATGCTTATAACCCTATTGGCGCCTAAAAAACGGTTATTTGGGGTAAAAATTTCGGCAGGTATCAAGCAACTACAGCGAGAGAAAGTGAGCTGAAACAAAAAAAGAAGGTTTAGGTAGGGTAGGTAGTGTGTATTAAATGTTTACTACGTTGTAATAAGTTGTAACTTGCTGCGTTTAATGGTTTTATTAGTAAGATGTAGCAAAATCTGTGTTTACTTGCTGCGTTTAAATTATGTTTAACTTTATTACAAATAATATTTGATTGTAACGTACCTTTTTATTATATATACCATGTTATAATGTCGTTTCCTTAACTTATACTCTATATACCCTCATTATCCCTTATAATCCCTTGCGCCGCAGTCGCTCTCACCTAACACGCCAGATAAAAAGTGGCGCGTTAAAAAATTTTCGGCAAGAGCTGTGGAATACTTAATTTAAATATTTTGTAAATATTTTGTTTTGTTGTTGATTTATTGCTGTTCTATTGCTGTTCTATTGCTGTTCTATTGCTGTTTTTAAATGCAGTCGTTTGTTGCATAAGACTTGTATTTATTCGGGAATTTATTTTTGTATTTAATACTACTTGGTAATAAGTAATTATTTCTAAGGGTATACCTCAAGTACAGCCTTAGAAACAGTTTTCTTAACTGCATCTAATTCTAACAAGAATTAATCCTGCTGCGTTTTAATATTTTATTTATTTAGTGAATTAATTTTGTATTTAAGTCTGCTTCGTTTCGGCCAACTACAGCCTGGCCTTGGATGCTGTTTATTCCTTTGCACCACAATTATGTCCACCACTGCTGTATATAACATGCTCCAGGATTTAAGACTCCTGGCACGCAGAGATTCCAGTGAGCGCCGACCTTTAATTGATCGTGAGCTGGAACAATTTCGACTTGAATTTTTGGATGCTTTTGAAACTTTTCTAGATTTAGGTACAAACAACATGCAACCTTTTATTGTAGTTGCTAACAAAATCATCTCTAATAATAAAGAGCTAATTAAATGGCTTAAGCATGAGCTTGAGCTAGAAGCTGATTGGTAATCAGACCAACTGGGAGGTTTAAGTCCTCCCTCAGCAATTGCCTCCAGCGGATATGGGCACCGCACTATGGAAAGATTCATGATCAATTTAACTTCTGGTTGGGTACAACACCCAGGTGTTTCTGGTGGTTGGCATTTGGAATATGTTGATCCAGTTGCTGGATTTGACATCTCCATCGTGACCGGACCGAAAGGTTCTGGATTGATGGGTGTTATAGCTCCAGGGCAACCAACGACCTATGAAGCCTGGTTACCAGGATTATCTAATCCTACGGGTTACTTAACCTTGGATGAAATACGTGGCATCATCATGTATCTTCGCGAGAAACACCGTGATGACGCCATGTATGCAGACTGATCCGTAAAAGCGGGTGACCAGGTGCAAACCCTGGTCCAGTTGTTGCCTAATCCGCAGGAGATGGGCACCTGCACTTCATTTACTCAATGAAAGACTCACTAATTAATCCTGTCCTTGCTATCGAAGATAACCACCGCACAATTTCAAAGTAATATGTTTTCCTGGTCTCCCGAATGCTTTCCAACTCATCGTGTTACCTGGTATAACAATCAGTCCACACAAGTTCATTTTGAAATCTTTCAAAGAAATGAGTGGCGCCAGGTGAATGTAATTAATTTAAAAGAGATTCCTACTGGCGTTAAAGAATTACAAACAGTACTTAGTGATTGTTATCAGGATTTTGTCTGCTAACGATTAAAAGGTATCTGTTTATCCCAACTGCAGCCTGGGACAGGATGCTGCACTATCCCTTTGCACAACAACCATGTCTTCTGCTAACAACGGTAATTTAATCGGTACAATCGTATCCGAAATTAACTACCGTCAACCCAATGATCAACTAAACGTAACACAATTCCGTGTTGCACCAGTTGATGCACGTGATGGCGATTCTGCTATTCCTCTCACTGCTTACAACGGTGTAGGAAAAAATATCGCCGATAAATACAACCAAGGTGACACAGTTGGTATAACTTACCGACTGCGTTATACAACTTGGCAAGATAAAGAAGGTAAGTACTTGAGCCGTATGGAAATTGTGGTAACTTCTATTACTACAATCCGTCTTGGTAAAATCAGTACTGCTAAACGAGTTGAAGAAACAGCTGGTACCAACAAACCAACTGATAATCAACTCAGCCTCCAGGAAGATGATCTCTTGCTGGCTTCTATTTGATGGTCACACTTAGGGGATCTATGGATCCCTTTTCTGTGGTCCTCATCTGAGAACCACGTTAACTTTAAATTAATATAGTTAATAAAAATAATTAAATAAATATTAAACGTTCTTAAGGTTTTGTTTATATTTCCACATAAATAAATTTTCTTCTTTTCACCACGCAAATGCTTCGTTTCTTTTCAACCTCCTTAATTGCCGCTGGATCCGCTTTCCTCATCTGGTCAAAACTAAACGACGTCCAAAAAGATAACATTAAACAAATCATTAAAACTAATAGACAAAAACTTGCTAACTTAATTTCTCCAGATGTAAATGATGGTGATTTAACTGACCTAGTAGATCCTTCCGTACTAGAAGAAATTGCTAAATATTGTAATGATAGTCAACCCAATATGGTTGACCCTTCTTAATAAATATCAAATCAAATAACTTACTTCGTTTAAACATTTTTTATTTTATGAATCAAGTTTGTATTTAAACTTGCTTCGTTCCACTCCTTTGCATCAAAAATCATGCGCCAAGATTATTCTTTCCTCTATCAAAAGAATGACGACGGTTACTTAATCACCATTCGTGGTGACTTCGCAGAAATGTTAAGAGTAAACGTTCTTGAGAAACGTTCTCAATACATTAAGTTTGAAGCACCCATCGATGTCATTCGCAAAAGCGTCAACCTTCTCATAGGACAAGGTTATCGCCAAAAGCGGGACCTTGAACTATCATGGAGGCCGTTGGCTGCTGACTAAAAGTCTGCATAAAGGCATATGACTTAATAAATCTATGCCTTTCCAACCTGTCCCACTGCCACCTACTGCAATGCAAATCTCTTCTGAACAAATCAACAAAATAGAGTATGTCATTTCTCATTTTAGTTTTGAAAAAATTCACTTAGCCATGATAACTCTTGACTGGGTTTGGGTTAGTGAGAATGGTGAGTTAAAAGTTCCTTCTGTTGCTGAATTAAAAGCTAAAGCTGCTTATTTATTAATGCAAACATTAAAAAATAATTCAGAAGAACAATACACATATTCATCGGGAGGTATTACTGCCAAAAGATTTTTAAAAACTGACGAATCTCCCGAACTTTTTGAGTTGTCATTTGTATTAACAAGTTGTGATTCAGAATTCTACCAATAAATTCACACTACACAATTCAAATGAAATATCAACCTTATTCACAGCTATCTTTAATAGCATCCGGTTTTGCATTAGCTTTTATTTTATTTAATGGACTTCAATATATAGTAAATCAAAACGTTAGCAAATATTGCAATGTACTCCTTAACAAAATTGTTGTTGTTGAACATATTACTGGCACTTCTAAATTCTGCGTTTCAAGAAAAGTATTAGAAGGACCTACTAATTTAACCTTACCTCAATAACAAATAACAATAAATCATTCAATAGAAATTTTTATTTTTATGGTAATACTGTTGGTTTTTAAAAAATTGTATCCTCTTGACTACAGTACAAATGAACTCACTAAATCAACACTGGACTGCTGACATGCTTGACGCACTATCAGACATTGCAGACGAACAAGAGTTAGCAATGCGTGAATCAGAACAAGATGAATGGGATGGTGTAGACAAATTTCCAATTACCGACATCCCTCCACCAACAACTTATGACCAGTCAACAGAATCCTAATAATGATGATGATGATGTAATCACAATCATTATTGCTCTCATCTACTCTCTTTTTACAATCATTTTCCCAATCCTATGGCACTTCTACCAGCACAACAAATCATCGCTAAAATCCTCAACTACGATCCCGTCTCAGAAGAAGAGGGTCTTACCCAATACCACGTCGAACCAAACTGTTCTCTTGAAACCCCAGGTGGAAATAAAGCAGGTGACATCTACAAAACCAAACAAGATGTCCTCCGCTACTACTGGGTTCCAAAAGGAGGCAACCACACCAAAGAGGAGAAAAGAGACCTCGAAGGTTGGTACGACATCCCCAACCTTGAAGACATCGAAGAGTGGGTCTTCGATAGCGTTTGTTTCACTCCAGCAGACGATGAAGTAGAACCAGATCATCCAGATTCTTGGCTTACGTTGTTGGGACTCATATAAACAAAACTTACTCTGAAACTCACTCTGAATCTATGCAGTTCCAACTCCCATCCAACCTTCAACAACACCTTGCCAAATACGATCCTGAATTAAAGAAGACTATTTCAAACACAACAACTAAAACATCACGCAGCACTCTTGGCTTACCAGATGATCTAA